ATTTCTGTGTCATCAACGCTGACTGCATATATGAAGAAAGCTGATTGTGTCGATACGTTGCCAGGTGTGCCTGTGTATTAAACTCTGTCTCAAAATCTGTTGCTGTTCGGAGTTGATAATGTGTATACGCTGCCATCTGAGCATGTGTATACGGCTTAAACGATCGATGCCGGTTGAAGATGATCATAACCTGTACAACCATGTCGGCCGGAGCCATTGCCCTCATCAGATCATAAATATAACCATCCTTTGAAATAGCCTCTAACATCAGACTGACCTTCAGATATTTTTCCTTTGGATTGATCTCAAGCTTGTAGTATTCCTCTCCCACCATCGCATCCAGAACCTCTTTAAACTTCCTGGATGTATATGGGCGGCTTGATACCCATCGTCCTTTTATGTTCCTTCGACGATCCTCCAGCGTCTCCTCTCCGGTCAGGTTGATCTGCATGATCTTTTCCCAGTACGTACACTCCGATGCCTCCATGCTGTCAAAATGTCTGTTATCTTCCATTCGATCCAGTTCAACCCAGACCTGTTTTAACTGAGCATCGTACACCTTCGCAATCCTTTTAAATTCCTCTATGTCTGCAATATGCGTAGGAAAATAATGGATCACATTCGGCATTAAAAATTCATTCACTGTGCTGTCACCTCTCCTAAGACCGGAATCTGATTCCAATTTAAAACGAGGTTTGCGCTGGACCCATTCAGCGTTGTCGCAGAAATATCCACGACACCCTCTACATCCAGCACTGCTGCCTGGAGCTTCGATATATAGATTGTGGATTTTGTGGACTCATCTCCGTTTTTCCATTCCGCGGCGATTGATTCCAGGTATTCTGCAATTTTTTTCTTTACCGCTGCTCCAATGCTGTTCCAGTTATACCCGCTCATGTAGGATATCTTTGTCACAACATTGACCTTCACGGCCTCCACCGACTCAACCGTAACGGCATGATCGATCGGGGCAAATCCGTACCCACTGCCACCTTCGGCCGGAACTGCTGCCTCCTGGATCTGTTTAATCAAATACTCAGAACACGTTCCAAACACAGAACTGATCACAACGACTTTCACTGTCCCCGGACCATTCCAGACTGGTTCCACTTTACATCCACCAACACCGGAGATTGCTCCCACCTGTTCTTTATACTGTGCGATGTTGCCACCAAATGACTCCATCGAAAAGCTTTGTAAATACCTGGTATACAGGCTGTCCCGAGTCTCATCATCTGACCCGTTAATCAGAATCTCCTTAATTTCCGCAGTTTCAAGTTCGTCTACATGATCGATCGCCGTTAGTTCTCCTGTAAGTCCATTCGGCCCTGTTCCAGCTTCTTCGCATACGGCTCGATACTGGAACTTACCTTCATTGATTGTCTCTGTCACAGCATAATGGAATGATTTCAGATAAAATCTACTGCCGATCGGCACCGTGCAGTTTGCTTCAACAAGCACTTCCGCGTTCGTGGCCGTCTTTCGATAGATTCCTCGATCCCGCGCAATTTTTACAAGCTCATCGAGGTCTGCCGTATCCGCATGATTCTGTTTGCAGATATAATCCATCTGGATATACAGCTTTTCCGCTTCATAAGCTAACGCCGATAACGCGTTTCCGACCAGCCATCCTTC